TAACTACATATGTAAGCGATTTAACAACGACAATCGCCGCTTGGCCGTCGCCGCAATTTTTCATTATTACAAAAATCGTCTCCACTATAAACAGATACAAAAGAAATTCACATAATGCGTTTTTGAACTTCCGGAATGAAAAGTTTTTGCATCTGACAATTGCCACGCCGTCCGCCCTCATACCCGCCCAAATATTGAACGCAAACATTACTACTAACGCATAAATAAAACCCTTTGTCGGGGTTAAATACCCAAATAACGGGCTAACCGTGGAAATGGCGATTATACGCCATTGTTCCCAATTCATAAGTCTTTCCATTTTTTTTCAGTATTAAAATAATAAAACTATATTTTAAATCCATTATTGTATAATATTTTAGTATAAAAAATCCTTGTGTATTCTTTGCTGTAATTTTTATAAAAGAACCACCATATATTTTTTTCACTATCAACACATACACCCCCATATCCGGTTTCGGCTGTTGTTTGTGGTTTAGTTATAAAAAGAACTTTTTCTTCCTGCATCTGATTATTTTTTAACTGCTCATGTGTTAAATACATAACGCTATATCTCAAATAACCGTTATATGAACGCCTTGATATATTAAATAATAGCAATGCATCTAAATAATCTAATTTAAGTATAGCCGTTGGCGTTGAAAAAGAGTCAAGCCCAATAATTGCACCTTTATTTATCCAACTTTCTCCATTATCTACACTTTGCATTAATAAAGAGTGTTCTTCGTTTCTTCTAACAATCATACAAATTGTATTATCATACAATTGAACTAAACCAGCCTCATAAGTAAGTGTACCCAAATTACCTAATTCTGTTTTTTGAAATGTCGTAAAATCATCATCAGTCCATATAGCATAGTTGTTTATCGCAACAAAGAATAAATATCTACCCGTATGTGTCTTGATAATTGAGCATGGGCAATCGCCTTGTATTTGAGAACCATTTATCAGTAATGGTTCTTTTGTCCATGTTTTACCTTGATTAACAGACTTACATAGCCATATATTACCCGTAAACATATTGTCTTTGCATATACCAATATATGTGCCATCGTCTAATATTGTAGTTGCATATCCGTAATAGCATTTTGTTCTATCATCCGGCTCACCTGCCACCATAACTGGCTCACTCCATACTCCCGTATTGCAATTTAATTGCTTCATAAGCCATACTCCGTACTCTGTATCGGCATGTGCCTTTTTAGACGCATAAAATACTGAAATCAAGTTATTTTTTTCATCGTAAATCGGTGTTGTATATGGCCATGAGCAATAATTATAAAAGCCATCATCTTTGTATCTTTGTTCTCCTGGTATCAACTTAGGTATCGTAAATTGTATATTATCTATTTTTTGATATTCTTCCGAAATAAATTTTACTGAAATATATTCTGCTAATTCATTATTATAATTAATTTCTTCGTTTATTATTTGTACCGCAAATTTCGTTCCGTCTAAAAAGCCGATATATTCATTCTGATTAACGTGTATCTGTGAAATATATTCATTTTCATCATAAATAGTTATATGTTCTATAATATAACCTATTGGGGCTTTTATTTCAACGCATCCTTTATTTTGTATATACCCTGCTACGGCTCTTTGTGTTATAAAACCACCACCATCGGTAAACTCTCCATTTGATGTAAAAATAAATCCTCTTCTGCATATATAATTTATTTCTACATCTTCTGACAAATCTGAAAGAAACGCTACTGGTAATGATTTTACAAAATCATTTTCATCGTAATATTGTATTTGCGGATTTATTAATATTTTCTCTGTTGGCTTGTTAATTATAGAAAGTCCAAACTTTGAAGCATTATAATTAATTTTTGGATTAATTCTACCAATATAGGCATCATTATTATACATGTAAAATGCTTCTATTCTATGCAAATCGTTTATCACTGCATATTTCCCCTCTTTTGATTCTATATTATCCACAAATATAGCTCTACTATTTTGTATAGTATCATTTACTTTTACCCCATCTGCTTTTCTTACGAATCCAAATTTTATTGGTTCATATTTTGCTTTATTAAAATGCTCCTGCAAGAGTATTGTTGAATATTTATCATAATTTGTTTTTATTCTTATTTTCTCGTTGTTAAATGCAACAAAATTACTTCCTATTTTTTTTGTGATTATTATTTTGCATATAGCATCAATGTTTAGGTTAAATGAGGTTACATTTTGCTGGAATGAATCGTAATTAGTATATAATTCAGATTTATATTTATAATCATTGTTATATTCTACAATTTTAATTCCATAATTTGCCGCATTTTCTGTATTATCTAACAATATTATATATTCCGTTTCTTTTGATATATATATATAATCGGTAATTATATTATTTGTAGTAAATAATGGAATACCATTTACCACATTCCCAAATACTGAATTTATTAGCATATATTCATTACCAATGTTATATATTGTTGAATTACTTATTTCAATCAATTCCAATATCCAATTACCATCCCATTTCATAATACCTAAATATCCAAAAGGGATTGAATTGTTGTTGAAATTAACATAATTACCAAATCCCGCTATATAAAATATATTTTGGTCGGGTGTGCCCGGATTTGTATCATACTTTGCAATACCTACATATTGAAAGTTTTTCCCAACACTATTTATAATTGACAATAACGTATTTTGCAATATCGCTCCGGTAATTTCTTGGTTCCCGTTTGTTTTAATAACATCGGAAACCGCTTGTTTTAATTCTTTGTAATTTCCCATAATCTAATTAATTTAATTGTTCTTAAAATCATTATTGAAATCTTCGTTGAAATCTCCTTTGTTTGCTATTATATAGCCACGTCCTATTTTCTTCACGACGGTATTTGTTTTAAACTCAATTTCTACGCTTGCCAAATCTCCCTGCGTCTGCCATTTTGGAGTAATTAGAAACGTGTCGCAATCGTATTCCCTGCCGTATTTGTCCGTTATATGAATATAATCAGCCATACGAATAAAACGCATAACGTCGCAAAGAAATTCCGGTGCCAATATCGTGCATTTAAACGTTTTGACTGATATTTGTTTCTCCGAAAAAAAATACCCGTCCCGTTCTTCTCCATCTTCTTCAAATTCATAATCCGGCTTTCCTAACTCCGTACAAAGATACAAAGCATTTTTAAATGCCGGGTTTTGATATACTATTTGCCCTGCATCAAAAACCAAATTTTCAATGTCCCACCATTCAATTTTAAGATAGCCGGAAATGTCTTGTACCACGGTAAACATTTCTGAATACCATGTTTGAACCCCATCTGATAACGTCATATAGTATATTCCGTCCAACTGATTTAATGGCATGGGTAATATTGACGGGTACAATATAACATCATAACCCAACGCTTGAAACCGGACAATCTGCAATCCGGTTTCTTTCATGTACGTTGTTATGTTTGCAACTTGCTTTCCGGTCTTTTCATACAATACCACTGACGTAACATTATTTGACCGTGTGTTTCTTATTATCTGAAACGGCAACAATCTATCAGCCGGGGCAAATAACGGGTAAATTGCGCCGTATGCGTAACTTTTTCTGTGGTTCTGTTCATTAATTGACGTGTACCACGGTAAAACGCTAATATTGTTATTCTGTGTCATATTTCAACGTTGCTTTAATGTTTCGACTACACAAATTTACTGAAAGTTTATCAACTTGACCGTTACCGATATATGTTTTAACTAACTGCATCGGGTTTGGGTCTGTGGTTCCTGCCGGGAAATTTAGTGTTTGTTTTTTCTTTCTCTCAATCCCGATTGCATAATTTGGGGAATTATTTATTTTAAAATTCCGTGCGGGCATATCATAAACCCAATATGTCGGTTGTATATTGATAAACGCTAAATAACCGTTTTGCAAATAGTATTCTACATTATCAACGGTTTGCCGTGTAAACGGTAATTCCAATTGTCCGCCTCCGGACGGCGTAACCGCCGCAAACAATGCGAATCCATCCGAACTAATTGCACCGGGGTTTAACAACATCAAATCAATATCAGACGTAAAATTGGAAATATTTATTTCTTCTATCTTTCCGGCTGTTACATATTTTGACGTAATTTCTATTGGCAATCCTTCAAATGGCGTTGTTACGTCATCCATCCATTCAAATTGGTAACGTTCCGGCATATCTACTTTGTCAAATGAATATTCCGACGTCGCAAAAGCTAATTTCTTGCCATTCCTAACGTTTTCTAACTGCGTTAAATCATAATCAATAATTGGGTTATATCCATACGAACCGCCATTTCTAAACCAACTTACTTGTTCAATCTTAAATTTTCCGTCCTCAATATACCAATAACATTTGTAAATATCCCGTAACATCGTCATAATCTGTTGCAATGTAACCGGGGCTTTTTGCGCCGGGTTCTGATATTCTCCATTAATGATATTACTTTTCTGACTTATTAGCAACTTAAATGACTGCCCGGAAATAGGATTGTTTGTGTTATAAAGAAATTGGCTGTATTCCGGCGTCGCTTCATGCGTTATTCCGGGCGCAAATTCTTTTAATAGCACATTGATACATGACGACAATGTAAACGCATCACGCAAAGTATATGCTTTTCGGGCTTTTTCCTCTAATATCCAATCCATCAGATAAAACCCAAACCATAACGACGCATAACGCCACGTTGACCGGGCGATTGGATAAAACGTTTGTCCATATATGGAATAAGGCGGCGCAAAATACTTTCCACTGTCGGCTAATCCCCACTCGGTCGGCGTATCTGAAAAATTTTTAGATATAAATGCCACGTCGATTGCGTAACCAATTGCCCGGCGGTAATTTCTATTATTATCTACAATATCATCGGACGGCAACGGGTATGTATCTAAATCGTCTATTTTATCAACATCAACCAAATATCGGGCGTATATATTATAACTTTTCATATCGGCGTGCATCGTACCCGTTGCTCCGGAACCCTCAACGGCGGTTAAATCAAATTCCAACGTATCAAAAGGTTCTTGCGTTATCTTTGTAAACCGGAACATTGCCACATCATCAGAACGGCGGCGTATCTCAACACCTGCTAGCCCAATAGGTAGCCTACCCGCAACTAGTTTTTGTGCAATATGGATATAATAATTTACATTTAATTCCGGGTATAAATCTCCCATAAATTCATCAGGGCTTACACCCGTCGACATCCGCCCAACATAAAGCCCGGATATTACCGCCGGGGAACCGTGCGACGTAATTTGTATTTCTTTCAAAATATTACATAGTGCAAAATGATAGGTTCGTATTAATGCGTTTTGGTCAGTCGTGGCGTTTGCGTCTTGTTCCCAATTCGTGCCGCCCAAAAAGCACGAAACAATACTATCTCCGGGAACGTATATTTGTATCAATGGGCGTTTTCTTATTGTAAGAAATTCGATTTGTGGGGCCAACTCAATTAAATTGTATTCCTTTTCCAATCCTGCCAAAACGTCGTTGTATTGGTCTATTGTTTCCGGCTGTACCGTAACCAATTTATCATCATCATTAAACGTACAATCCGTTTTCATAAACTTTGCTTTATAGTATTGATTGTATGTTTGTCCCCAATCATCGCTTTTTTCGATATATAGGAAAAATTCAGAATCAAACGGGGCGTCATTGATAATATCGTAATCAGCACGGACAAAGTTTATTTTACCGGACAATTTAGCCCGGTAAAACCTTTGATTTGTTTCCAACTCATAATCCAACGTTAAATCATCCTTATAATTGGGGCGGACGGTTTGTTTGGTTCCGTCCTCCCCTATCTGCAAAAAGAATCTATATTTTGGTGTCATAGTCTTTTTATTTTACGTTTCAAATTCTTGTAACTTTCAATCGTATTTCCGTCGCCATCCACGTAAACCCGTCGTCGGTTCTGTTCCTTAATTTCCCTTACATCATCCGACAAATTGCGTAAATCCGGGCTTTGTCCGGTAACGTTTAACGTCAAACCGTCGCCGTCTGAATAGGATTTTAAATACTTATGTGCAAACGTACCATTGTTTAGCGAATTGACAACGTCCGGTATTATCTTTCTGAAACGGCGTGAACTTCGTTTATTTATCACGGCGAAAAATTCGCCTCCCTCGGCACGTCGGCGGGTTCCGTCCGGTTTCGTTCCTAAATCAATATCATTTCCGCTTTGGTGCGAACCGCCCTCCAAAAGTTCAACGGTACCGTCGCCGTATGTTTCCGTTCCTCCGGTTCCTCCGGTCTGTTTTGCCAATTGCGCCGCCTTGATTTTAGACGCTGCAAAACTCGCCCACATTACGGCAATTGCAGGTATTGCAAACGGGAAACCTAATTGCGACCATATCAGCGCCGTTGCTGTTACCATGTTTCCGATTTGCTGCAATGTTTGTATTGCTGCCTGCTGTTTTTGCGCTTTCTGTTGTTCTTTCAACGCTTTTTCTTGGTTTTTCTTTGCCAAATCCAACTCCTTTTGCGCTTGTACAACATTATTGGCGTACCCGTTTGCCCTTGCTTCCAATTCTGCATCCAACGCCGATTGTGCGGCGGAAACCTCTTTATCCGCTTGCTCAACGGCTGCATCTGCTGCGGCAACACGTGCCGCCGTGAATGTATTTAACGCATCCAATGCGTATTGCATAGACGTATTAATTGCCTCTTTTTGGTCGTCGTCCAAATTAAGCCCAAACAAACCGTAAATGTCTGTTCCTCGTTCCTCCCCTTTGGATTGCTCAATTTCTTGGTCTATTTTTTTAATAGTGTTTTGAATTGTTTGTACCTCAACATCAGACAATTTATTGGCGGCTTGCTGATTTAATTCTAAAACCTTTTGCAAACGTTCCTTTTCTGCTTGCAAACGGAATTGAGTTTTCCGGGCTTCTGAATTTCTCAACAAATCAAACTCCGATTGTGCCAACGCTTGTTGTTGGTCGAATATCTGTAATTGCGCTTGCAAATATTCGTCCGCAATTCCGGCTCCCTTTGCGTCAAAACTTGCATTAATCGCCCCGGCGTCCTGCTGTTGCCCGGTCGGTTTCTGTTGGTTCTGTAATAATGCGGTTTGTCTTTCATTCTCTAACAACTGCATACGCAATTGTCGTTCCTGCTCGCTTCCCTGCTTAACCGCTTGCAAACGTAATTCAATGCTTTCTTTCTGCAATGCCAATTCTTGCAACTGCCGTTCTTGCTCTATTTTCAACAACGCCTCTGTCTGCTGCTGTTCTAACGCCGTAATTGTGGCGTTTATCGCTTGACGTCCGGTTTCGTTCAAATCCTTTTCGGTCTGCAATTGGTGTTGCAAATCCTCAATTTGGCGGGAATACTGATATTGCGTTTGTTGGCGACGCTTTGCCCATTCGTCGGTTTCCAACTGCAATTGTGCATCCTGCAATTTTCGGGTTGCTTCCAAATTCTTTTTGTATGCCGCCTCAATTTGTTTTGCTTGCTGTTCTGCTGCCTTTTCCGCATCGCTTTTACCCCTTGGCGTTACGGTTGGGTTCTGTGTCGTTACGGGCTTATTGTCTGTTTGTGGCGTCGGGGTATCTCCAACAGAAACCGGGATTGTTAACGGTTTTATTTTCTTTTGCATACCATCCAAACCCTCTTGGAAATTTTCTGTTATGTCTTTAACTTGGGCTTTAACCAAATTTCCGTACGCTGCTGCATAATCTGCCAATCCTTTTTTTACTTCGTCAAAATCTAACGTAAACGCCCCCTTTAATGCGGTTCCGGTTGCTTTGACTATATCAATAAAGAATCCAAACAAATTTCCCAACGTATCAAATGTTGTTTTGAATCCGGCAACAATCCCATTCCAAATTGCACGTATCAAAACACTTTCATTGTATAACTCAATCAAGTAATTGACAACATCAATAACCCCTTTTATTATCGCCGTCAATCCTTGGTTAACAAAAACTTTTGCCTGCGTTGTCAACGTTTCAAAATTCCCTCCGGTTGCGTCAAACAACCCGGATAATGCGTTTTGCAACTCAATTTGGCTTTGCAATTGTTCCTCCTGCAATTGCGCCAAAACTCCGGCTTTCCCTTTTACTTCATCCATGTTTGTTGAAATATCTTTCAACGTGCGCAAATACTGCAATCCGGCGTCCTCTCCGGGCCCCCCGAATATATCTGCAATTGCAGCCCCGACCGTTGCCGCATTATCCGGCAATTCTGCCAATTTTGCGGAAACGTCTTGTATAACATCGAACGTTGTTTTGGTTCCGGTCTGCAAATCTTTTTGAACTTGTTCCGACGAAATACCGATACCGTCCAAAGCCTCCGCCGTCGCCGTCGTCATTTCACGCAAACGCAAATTTGCCTCCTTAATTGCGTCAACGCCTTTGTCTGAAAAGATACCCATTTTGTTTGTTTGGGTAACAATTGCAACAAATTGGTCTGCTGATATTCCCGCCTCTTTGAAATATGCCGGGTATTCTTTCAACGTGTCTAAAAATTCCCCGTTCGCATCGCCTCCGGCTAAAAACCCATCCTTAACCAATTGCAATGCCTCATTTGCAGAAATACCAAATTGTTTTGATAATGCGTTTGTTGCAATCAATGTTTCCCGGAAATCTGCGTTGAATGAATCGGCGACGGCTTGCACCTCATTTCTAAACGCTTTCAAATCATCGCCACTTTTCCCGGTAAATTGTTGCGTCAATCTCGTTGCCTCAACTAACCCGGCGTTATAATCGTACCACCATTTAAACGCCGCACCCGCCGCCGCAATTCCGGCAATCGCCAAAAAAACCGGGTTTGAAAGTAATCCCAACAAAGTTTTTCCCAATGCTTTTGCCCCGTCGCCAATAGCTGTAAAAACGGCTTTACTTTCAGCCCCGCCACGTCCTAACGCCAAAAGACTTTCGCCAAATGCGCTATTTAAACCTAACGTTTCTTTTAATTTGTCGCCATACGCAATAATTGCGTCGGACGCCTCCGTATAATTTCCGACGTTCAATTGAAATTTCCCGGTTGCTTCCTGCAAACGTTTCATTTCTTCGTATATTTCTTTGGTTTGTGCAACCAATTTTCGCCCCTCCTCGGTGTTTTCCCGTTCGGCTTTAGTCATGTTGTTTAAATAAATCTTATTCAATGAATATTGCGCCGATAAACGGTTATAACTACCCTCGGCGGATTGATTTATTTTCACAATCAGTTTATTAATTTGGTTCGCTTCCTGCTGTGCCAATTTTAACTCGGCTAACTTTTTGGCGTTCTCGCTTTCTGCAAACGCCAAATCACGTTGCGCACGTGCCAAACGTTCCGCATCGTCTGCGGCTTTTTTGGTTGTCTTTCGCCCGTCCTCCGTTGCGCCGGAAACCTTTTTCAGAATCTCCGCCAATTGTATTGCCTCGGCTTTGATATTTTTCAGTGCATTTGTATAGGTGTCCGAAAGTTCATCCAATTGTTTTATCAAATCTGTAATCGAATTATCCGGGCTTATTAAATCCGAATATTTGATTGGGTTGTTATTATCTGCCATACGCCGATTGTTTAGTTATTTACGGGAAATTTCCCGTCTGTTGCATTTTCTTTTCTCAAATGTGAATTATCGCCTAAAAATAAAAACGCCGGAAATCGCCTTATTTTGCCCTTTTTTGCTTGTTTGCTTTTTTGGCTTGTTCCTTGATATACTCAAATGCGTTGTAATATTCCAAAACGGTAAATTTCTTTGGGTCAACATGCAAATTTTGGGACAATATCAAACACATATTTTCAAATTGTCTGTCATGCCTAATTTCCACGCTTTCCGGCCCGGTAAACGTCTGCGGGTTGAAATAGGTTATCAACTCCGCCGTAATGTCGTCAATCTCTTTTGCGTCCGCCTCGGTTGCCCGACCGTCTATTATTGTGCGTAATACAACAATCGTTCTTTGTTTCAATTTATCGTAATACTCTTTCAATGTCGCATCATCGAACAACCGGGGAAAATACAAACGCAATTCATCGTCTATTTTTTTTTTAACCGCTTCCAAATGGGCGGTTATCTCTGAATTTGCAACGTCTTTAAAAAGACTCATTGTTTGTTGCAATCCATCATCTGACAAATCATTTCGGGGTTTACCATTTATTGATTTAACCAACACGGCAAAAGCCAAATGCCGGGGGGAAACCTCGGATTGAATGAAATATATGTTTTGGCGCATATTTTCCAACTCAACGGTTGCCATGTTTGGCGTTGGGCTGTTCAAATAACGTATTACCTTTTCAATATGTCGGTCAAAATCCGACAAATCGGAACCAACCCCGGCGTCAACCAAAAGCATTTTGTTATACTTGTGGAAACGCATAATTGGCAAATCCTCGATTGAATCATACAACTCAACGTTCATTCCTTTTATTTGTACATTCTTCATAATAAAACACGTGTTATCATTGTACTACAAAAGGGAACGCCCAAAAATGCGGGGTTCCCGGTAAATATCAACGCAAAGAAACAAATCAAAACGCACGCCCACCACGACAAACAGAAATCGCAATTAAACATCTTTGAAAAGAAATCGTTCCCGTGAATCTGTACCCATTCAATGACGCCCCATTTGCGTAATAACGTCAGCACAAAAGCCGCTATTAATGCGACAACAATAATGTTATAAATAAAATGTTCCATATACTACAATTTACATGTTTCTCCAATACTCAATTCGCCCTCAAACCGGAATCCGCCGAACGGGTGCATTAAAAATTGGTTTTCTATTTCATCCAACGAAAAGCCCCGGTAAATGTTTTCCGCCAATTCGTACACTTTGTTTATTCTGTAACTTCCATTTCGCACCAAAAACCCGCCGTTCAAAACGTCCAATATTTGCCGCTTCAAATCCTCTTTGTTGCGTGTGCTTGCATCGTTGTATATCTTTCTGTAATCAAACCAAAAGATAATCGAAAACGCCGTTTTTATGCCAATATCAACTCCGGGTTCCCAACTGATATTTTGCGGGTCGTCAACCCAAAAGAAACAGAAATTACCAATACCCGCATCGGGGCAAACTTCCATATATTCGTTTTTCCCGGAATACACGTTTGGCGTATAATAGCGTTTTTGGTTTGCGTTCATTTTAACAAGTCTTTCCGCCCTGCCAAACGCATAATCCAACCACGGCAAATTATCAACCAATCCGTTTTGAATGTTCCCAATAATCCGGTCTAACAATTCCGGGTTGTCAACAACCGGGGCTTTTACCTTATTTGCCATAAATTTGTTTTTTTGCTTCGTCCATTAAATCCGGATATATATATTGCCATATCAGTATTGCAATATTTTCGTCCGTCAATCCTAATATCTGACGCCCGTATTTCTTTATTAAATCCTCTGTCTTAAAATCGGACGCCTTAATTTCAAATTGCTTGTCGCCAACTTCCAAAAAAAAGCTACTTTCAAAATCTCCCTCATCCCTTAACGTAACCCGGTTTGTCGGCTGTCCCTTTGCCTCTTTAATTGCGATTGTTACGGGGCTGTATGGTGCATAATCCGAAATTTCGACGCCCAAACGGTTAATACCTTGTTCAAACAATTGTTCCTCGGCGTTTAAATCAACTATATATGCCTCATTGTCCCATATAATGTTTTGTATTATCCGCCCGGACGTCAAAGCCTCGTTGAAATCCGCAACCCTTTTTCGTAAATCGGTTATCTTTTTCATAAATACAATTTTTACATGAAATTATATACAATTTTCCCTTTGAATTATATAATTACACGGTTCTGTATTTTACGCCTCTGTTGTTACAACTTAAACAAATGCGGTCTAATCCCTGCGTATCAATCCGCAATGCCTCATACGCCTTTTTTAAATCATACCCCAACCCGCCGGGTCTAACGCCGGACGTGTTCCCGTCCAACTCATACAAAATGTCTGTACGGCTTGCGTTTGACTGATTGCGGTTTACCCTTACGTTGGGGTTCATTGCTAACGTACGCAACGCAATTGCGGCAACTTGCCGTTGTATCACGGTTTGGAAAATAGCCCTTTGAGAAATAACAAAATCGGTTAAATCGCATCCAATTGTAATTTCGCAATTCAACCCGTAATTCTGTGTTCTTGTGTATAAGGTTTGCGCAATGTCCCATAATTCCGGATATTCTGCGAACGTTTCCGGCGCATGGTACATAAACGGCGTTACTTGCAAATACTTTGTCAATTCTCGCCAAACCTCAACGGAACCAATGTTGCACGTTCCGCACGGCTCCCGGCTCCAATCCTTTGATACGTTAATTGCTTCCATTCCGGCGGGTAATTCGTCTTGATTGTAGCAAAGGAACCACGACCCCCCGGCGTTGTTTTCGTCGCTGATATACGGCAAATAACAATCAGTTAACGGGAACCACTGAAAACCGCCATTTGTAACGGTAAAATTCAAATCAAAAGTCTTTATTGGGTCTATCTGCGACGAATGAAACAAATACATTCTAACAACCCCGGTTCCCCCGGTCATTTGCAAACCTATCTTTTCAATTTTCGCCGTCACTCCCATTGCACGAACCGGGACAATTTCAAAGCCAACCAATTTATGATTATTTTGCAGGGTTGCCCGTATGCGTCCGGCACCATCAAAAAACGTTCTGCGTTCTAACAAATTGCGTGTTTCTTTATCCAACTGCTTAATTTGGGTAAATGTCTGAATTGCGGTTGCAATCCCGTTGCGTGTCATTCTTTCCAAAAAGTCCGAAAGAATGTTGTATTTGCTCCAAAACAAAGAATCTTCCGTTGGTTCCTCTCCTACGTTATCCGCTTTCGCTTTCCAAAACAATTTGTTCCCGTTTGTATCATTACCATACTGCACAACCTTGTTTTGTTTCCATTGCGTCAGCGCATCCCATACGGGGTATTGTATTCCCCAATCATCCGGCATAATACTTTCCATATTATCCAACGTCAAAAGCGGGTGCGCACCTTGAAAATACAACCCGCTTTCCGTTTCAGTCATATAATTGTCAATTGCCTTTGCCGGGTCGTATGATTGTTCCCACCCGCACACATTTTTTAGCGCTTCGCATATTTCATTTATTCTTATCATAAAAACGCCCATTTATAACCTCCAACACTATGAGAATAATAAAATTTACCTCTTATGTTTTTGGTTGGTTTATTATTTAAGTGTCTTGATAACTGGCTGACATTAACACCAATTTTACTTGCTGCAATTTTTATACTATCATATTCTGCAATTTTATTACCAAATATATCAAATTGAGCAATTCGTTTATTTTTATGTTTATTAGCTCTATAATTACGTGTGCCAAAATTGTGATTATATGTGTTATCACACCATTCCAAATTATTAACGTGATTGTTCGATTTGTTTTCGTCCTTGTGATTGACTTGCGGCAAATTGTCCGGGTTCGGAATAAAAGCCGCAGCAACTAATCTATGAACCATTATTTTTTTAAATCCATCTTTCCTATTTCCTAATGAAACACGTAAATAACCTTTTTTTGTAATTTCAGGTGTTAATATACGTTCGTTATAAACTCTACCTAATCTATCTACACGATATAAGCTTTTAACTCTTCCGCTGCTACTGATTTGGTACAAACTTTCATAACCTTTAATTTCTTTCCATTTTTCCATATTGCAAATATAACACGTTGTTCCCATATTAGGAATTAAGATTGCAATAAATAAGGGGGCGGGGATAACCACCCCGTCCCCTCGGTTTAACAATTCGTTATGCTCCGGCGTTATGCGCTCGCACCTCCGGCGGGAAATTCCCCGGCGTTGGTTACATATACAGGCATACCCAAAGGTACATTTTCCTCACGTGCTGCAATCTGCGCTTTGATAATCGGATTTGCAACGGTTGTTGGGTTGCTGTTGTAAGCAATTACAAACGCAACATCTGCGCTAAATCCAAAATATTCTTTCACGTTGCACGTCATATCGGCACTCGCTGCGCCTGCTGTCTGTGACTGGTCGCCAACTGCTGTGTAATAGTGCGAACCAACGGGCAAATCAATGTACGGCAAACGTACAACGTCCCATTCGTGGAAATTCGCACGGGTGCGGTTCAACGCCTCACGGTCAACACGTGTTAAAACGCCAACGTTACCATCCTCTACGGCAAAGAATGTGCCGTTTTTGCTAGCTTCATTTACGACGTTGTTTGTATAATGGAACACTTTATTTTCGTATTCCATACGCTTGTTTACGTCGTTATAAATACCGTGCTGTGCCAATTTTTTAATAAGGCTGTCAATTCCGGCGTTACCTACGACGTGAACCAAACCCGGATAACAATTTGCACGCATAATCGGGTTAATATCGCCCATAATTTCGGTTGCCATCTGCGTTGGAACCTCAATAACGTTGGCGGCGAAATTGTAATTCAACTTGTCTTTCAATACTTGGGTTTTTCCTGCCTCCAACGCTGCAACGGCTGCTTGGTCTAACGAATTTGCAAACGCTCTGCAAACCTTTTCCATTTTGCGGTTGAAATCGTGGTCATACGAAATTTCGTTGTTCATATACAACGTTGGCACCATTGTAAAGCCGACGGAATATGTCGCCCAAACCACGGTATAAAGTGCGGACGTGTTTTCATCGTCCGGGATAACACACGTACGAACGTTGCTAACCGTAACGTCGCCATCGTAATTGATAACCGGAACTTGTACCGTATTTCCGATTGAGGCAAACGCACGTTCACGCAATTTCGGGGACAAAATGGAATTTCCGGCGTTGGTCTGTTCAATGAAAAAATCCAATGCGCCATACTCACACGGACGGGTCATATTACGGTCTAACTCCGGGTTTTCTACTCGCCAATTCTGTAATCTTGTTGCAATTAAACTCATAGTCTTTTTATTTTAATTTGTTATTAAATGCGGGTTTACCCATTACCCGGTTATCTCTCCGGCAATTTGTTAATACTATTTTCCTGCCAAACCTTTCTCATATCTTCGTCAAACTCTTTGGAACCTACCGTTTTACCTTGCGCCATCAATTGTTTTGTAATAAGTTCGTACGCCTCTGATTGCGTTTTGGCTCCGCTTACGTCCAATGTAATTCCGCCGCCTCCGGCACCGCCTGCGGGCTTATTTGTGCCGCCTCCTGGCTGTTGTCTTTGCTGCTCCAATACTCCCATCGTTTCCAATTCTTTTGTCAGCAACTCGGCGGGCGTGAATGGGTTCAACTGATTGTTTGGATTGCGCATAATTGCGCCGCTTGCATCTTTGAACGCCAAAACCTTTCCGCCGTTTCCGTCGTCTATATATTCCGGGTTCATGCCTTTTACTTTTTCGGTCGCCTGCGTCAAAATAACCTTTGTTACGCTTTCCGGAAATCCTGCTTTGAATTTAAGCCCGGCGGCGGCTGTCTGCAATGCGTTGTCAATTCTTACTCCGAACAATTCTTTTTCGTGGTTTGCCTTTTCTGCCTCATACTTGGTTGTCAAATCGGTAAACTGCGTTGTCACGTTCTGCAAATCTGCTTTTGCCTGCTTCAATGCTTTCACGGTTTCCGCATCTGCCGCACCATCGGCAATTGCCTTTTCTAAACGGGCTCTTTCCTTGGTCAATGAATCAATCTGCGATTGCAGGCCGGTTGCGCCATCGGCTTTTGTTTTCATTTCCCCCATTACACGTTTTGCGTAATCATACGTTTTTTCGGTTCCATTTTTAGCGATACCGGAAACCGCCAAAATATCGGCATCCAAAGCCCCGTAAATTTCGCCCGTTTTCTTGGCAATAACGCTGTTTTCGTCATTCTGCGATAATGCTGTTATCGCTGTAATCTGTTCGTCAGACAATCCCGACAAAGCCGCATTTGCAACTAAAATTTCTCTCGTTAACATAATATTCTTACCCTTTGAATTAATTAAGTGCGATTGTTTCTACTTTTCCGCTGTTTGCGTTAATAATATCAATTGTGTATTTGGGGGAATCCCCGGTTGTGTCAACCAACCAACTAACAACACGTGCATGGCTGATTTCCTTTTCAACCTCTTTTGTTACCAAAATAACGTCGGTAATTGTTCCGCCCTCAATACATTCAATCAACTTTTTCTTTGTGTCGCCGTCCAATGCTGCGGCGGTTGTGGCTACTTCAATAACCAACTTGCTGTGCAATCTGTGCCATATTCGTAATTTTTAATGGTTAAACATTCTCGTTGTTTTCCGGGCTATCGCCTGCCGCTTCCTCTGCTTCTGCTGTTTTTTCGGCTTTTGGTTTTCGTCCGGCTTTCTTTGGTTCTGCTGGGATAACTCCGGCGGCTGTCAGTTCTGCAATAATTTCGGCTTTCATTTGTTCACGTTCTGCCGCCTTTGCTGCTGCTGCCGCCTTTGCTGCTGCTTCTGCCTTTGCTCGTTTGCTGGCTTCAATCTTTTCTTTGTTCGCTGCCTCCCAAACGTTCGGGTCGTGCATAATGTCGACTTTATAACCCATTTTTCGCAAATTGTGCAATCCGAATGTTTCAAAGAACTTTTTTCCGAAAACCTGCATACGTGGTCGTGAAATTCTTTCGCCCGTTTCTTGGTTGAATTTTACAACCTCAATACGACAATGGTAAAAACTTTCCTCGCCTTGCGGCACAATGAAATTTTCCGGGGTAACGTCCAACAATCCGACGTCCTTTGTTTTACCCTCTGTTTCTGCTTTCACTCGCATAATCATAAATTTTTTTTGTTATTACTTCAATTTTCTTGGAAAATGGTATTTGGCTGCCAAATTCCAAAACGTTTGTATTCTCACGTTCAAACCTACGCACAAAATTAGCGAAATTCAATTTAATGCGCAATTCATCCTCGGTAATTAGCTGTTTTTCGTACAATTCTAATACTTCCGGACGTGTCAAATGTCGGTACGGCTCCAATTCTGCCAACACTAACATACGTTGCATTTGTATTGGGTCGTGTCTGTACTCCGTTTCGATAATCTGATTTTGTAGCGCATCCAATTCCCCCTCGCTTGCTCCGCTTTCTTTCGCCATCTTATAACGTTCTCGCAATTGGGTTGCATCAGACAAATAAAACTCGGTGCCATAATTGATTTTTGCCGAAATAAACATTGTTCCATAACGCAAACGGCAAACGGTTTCGTCAACGAACTTTTGCGCCGCCTCAAAGCCTTTTTTTACTCGGTTTAATACCGTGCTTTGGCTTTCAAAATTGGCTTTAATTTGCTGTTCATTTAATGCTTCACGGGTTGTTATTTCCTCGTTGGTACCAACAACCGCCGTAATTATGTTTGTACGCAACCGTTCTTCCTCGCTAACGTTATAATCCAAACTATTACGGTCAACGGTCAACATCTGAACCGGGTTGCGCAAATCCGGCTGTTTGTCGCCGTCCGGTACCGGAATTTCAATGAATGAACCAACCCCGACAATTCGTTTATCTCCGCATTTCGGGCAACGCATCAATAAACCCGCTTGGTCTAATTTATAATAGCCTTGTTTGTCTTTCAAAAACCCGCCGTCGCAATAATCGCCGTTTTCGCCGTTCGTAAAATCGCAACTTTGTTCATATCCGGAATAAATCGGGTACGACCCGTACATATCCAAATTTTTCTTTGATAAATGATAAAAAAGGAACCAATCTAAACTTTCCAACTCGGTTGTTAACGGGGACGCCTTAACGTCCGGTTCTCTCAAACTCAATGGTTCGTTCCAAAAAAAACGTGCTGGGCAATATCCCAAATCGTGCGGGCTATCAATCAGCAATTCGCCAATATTGCCTTTTTCCTCGGTAAATACCCGGTATCGTTCATCGTCAATTACGGCAATACGGTTGTCGTCCTGCCGGAATATTATCCAACGCATAACGCCCGTTGTTTTGTCTGCCTTGTATGAAATAACGTGTTCTATTGGCAACCAATAAAAGTACGGTTGCGGGTAATTATCGCCGGGGGATTGCTCTTTTGGCAAATCAACAATTAATACGCTGTTAATTTCGGTTTTGAAATATTCCCATCCCTTTGTGCTCCAAATTTCGGGTTCTTCCAATACGTGTTGTCTGTAATACTCCCAATCGTCCCTTTGTTCGCTGTTCATAAACTGATAATTGAACGCCGGGTTACGACCGTCAAAAATGCGGCTCAACTTATCAAAACAAACGCCCGTTACCTCGTTTGTCTTTACGGGGTAACGGAACAATGTTTTGAACACTTTGAATTTGTCTGCGGGTATAAGGTTTGAAACATAAGCCAAAAAATCGGTCACGGGTTGCGTAATGTATGGCGTCAACGCCTTTTCCGCATGAAATCGTATGCGGTTTTGGTGGTAAATTGCCCTACTTATCGCCGCTTTGTTCCGTGGCTCCGTTATCTGCTTTTTTATTTCTCTTATATCTAAGCCCATTTTCTTTGTCAAATTCAAATTTACTATTTTCCGGTAACTGCCAACCGCCGTTATTTGGCATTTTTAAAAGTCTTTCGGCGTGGCTAACTTCAAAATCTCGTGTCGTTTTCAATGTTTCATTTTCCAACGTCACTATTGTTTGTTTACCCTGCTGCATTTTTTAAGTCTGTTAGTGGGTTAAAATCTTCCGGTACGATAATCGCCAAATCATCCGACCAATTAGGTAAAAACGCCCATTGTATTGCGTTGCTATCGGGTGCCTCAAATCCTCCCAATGTTTTATCCCCGATAAACAAAGAACGAATTGGAATAGGATAATGCGTTGTTGGTGTTGTCGGGTCTTGCAATGCACCAATTGCGCCGTTTTCATCAAACAAATAAACCCCCAAATTTTGGGAATCGCTTTCACATTGCAAATCTTTCAATGCTTTAATCAGTGATTGCGGCATTTTACGCATAACCGCCGTAAATGGGGTTGGCTCACGTCCAATAATTTCTTCAATACCGCCCAACGTTTCGTTTCCTCCGCCGAACGTACGGGGTGCGCCTGCTTCTGCTGTCGGTGCTTGGATATACGGGGAGACAACAACTTTCGTGTCGTCCTCTGCCGATAACAACGGCGCCCATGACGCTTTTTTCCCAATACCCGCCGTCGTGGTAAATGAATTTTTTTCTCCGGTGCTTTTATACAATCTCTGAAACGCTACTTTCTGAATCTGTCCGAAACTCTCGGCACACGTAAAGTTTGGAATGTTTGGCAGCGCTGCTGCTGCCGGGCATTTACAAATAGCCATAATCTTAATTTTTTAACGTTAAAACTTTTGTTATTATCTCCGGGGGCTAACCCTTTGCCCCATTACTTATTGCAAAGTTATAATATTTTCGGATAAATCCTTGCATATATGAAATAAAATGCTAATTACGACGTTTAATGCCCCTTGTTGCTTGGCTGTATGGACTTGTATCGCCGTCCGCCAATTCCTTTTCATATATTCCGGTCAAACCGTCCTCCGGGTCGTCATGCTCATTTGCTGGGAAATCACGCAAAAACCCGGTTACGTGTTCATGTATCTTTGGAAAACGTTCCTCCCATCCTAACGGCATTATGATTTGGGCGTTGACGCTTGCCGAATTTGTTATAATGCGGCTTTCCTTGTTGGCACCTTGGTAAAATGGTTCGGAAATCGCTTTTATCTTTTTACGTATCAACTTTTCAAACCCGGCACCGCCGTTGTTACTTTCAATCCATGCTTTTTGCGTTCCACAACGGTTTATCATTTCCGGGACGGTAACGGCTGTTACTTCTGTATTTTCCTGCGTAAATACCATGTCAGTAATTAGCGCATACAAAATCGGTTCAAACCGTTTCTTTTGTTCGTTCCATGCCTCATTACCGGATTTGTAAACGTCATAACACGCCGAAAATGTAAAGTCGTCGCCCTCGTCTGCCACGTCTGTATAATTACCACTACGCACGAACGTTCCCCATTCTGATTTGTCAACGTACGTTCTGAACGGGTTCCGGTACAATCTACCCTCTGCGCTTCCGGGGTTTCCTTGGTCTAAGCATTGAAATTGTATTGGGTCTAACGCTCTTTCACGCTCCAATTTTGCCCGGCTGTGCATACTCTCCCATAAAGCCGCCCCCGGTTCCCTTGGGTCAATCTCGTTTGGTCCCCCGGTTTTCAACGCTTCAAAGTTTATGCGAACCCATGCACCATCCGGAATATTTTTAATGCTGTCCCAACTTTTAATATCAATAATCTTTTCGCCTCCCTTTTCAATCTTACCAATCAAATCTTCCTCATGCCATCGGGTAAATACAATCAGTTCTTGCGATTTATTGTGCAAACGCTTTTTTACAACGGTCGTGTACCATTTCCACGCCGCATTGCGTACAATCGGGCTGATACCCTCTGAATAATCTTTGTAAACGTCGTCCATAATCATAACGTCAACGGTCTTTGACGTCAACGCACCGCCACGACCTACAACACGCAACGAACCCTTATGCCCAACCATTTCTATAACGTCAGAATTTCGTAAATACGTGTTTGCCATCGTTACCACATTTGAACCATTCAAAAAGGTTTTCGGAAATATTTCCCGATATTTTGGGGTGTCAATTATTCTTTGTACGTCCCGGTTAAAATCCCTTGCAATTGTGGCGGCATACGAACCAATACAAATTTTTGTGTCCGGGTTCAATCCTAACATAAAAGCGGGTAATTTTCGGCTTGAACCCTCCGATTTTCCGTGCTGGGGCGGCATTTGCACAATCATTTTTTTTATTTCCCCGTGGGCGAACTTATCCAATAGCGTATAATAAACGACGTGGAACGGTTCCAAAGCCAAATCCGGTTGCATGTACCGGGCAAAGTTTATCAGCCTATGGCGTGCCGCCGCTTTTACTATCTCGCCGGGGTTGTTTTTCAATGCTGCATACATTTTAAGCAATTGTTCTTTATCCATTTTGTTTAATTCTTAAAAATAAACCATATATTTTTGTCTTACCCCCGTATTTTTTCTGACTTAAAAACCGGAAATCTTAAAAAACAACCAATTTATTGTTTCATTTTCCATTTGTCGCACGCTTTTTCCGAACGTATTATACTGCGATTTTCGACAAACGGGCATTTTAAACAAATTGGGTTCCCGTCCATATCCAAATTTGAATGGTCGTAATAATATTTACCCCAACCACAATTCCCGCACGTGTGTACGGGTTTCGGTTCATCTTTTTTCTTGATATTATTCTTTGTTGTTCGTACCATCGTCAATTACTCCTTTTTCTGCTAATTGTTTTTTATATTCTGCTGTTTGCAATTTATCGGCGACCGCAAACAATAGGTCGTCCGGGATTGCTGATACATCGTATTTCGGTGCATCGCCATTTATACTTTCTTTTATTCCCGGTATATCAACTTTTATTGGCGCATCAAATCCCAACATCTTTGCCCGGCGTTGCTGCACATTCAAAAGCAAATCCAAAAACCGGGGGTTTCCGGCGGACGTTTCCGTTGTGGTTTCCTCATACCCGTAATATTCCGGGTTGTCGCCATCCTCCAACACTTTACGGGGCTTTGCGTTCTGTCTGTTTTTCTCTCGCAATTTCCCGGTCTTTGAACATTCCCACGCCTCCCACAATTCAACCTCCATTTTATCCAACTTTCGCAATTCCTGCGTAACGTAATCGTCTATATTTTCCATACGTTCACGTTTCCACTCAATTAGCAATTGTTGCATATCCCAATATACCATTTGTTTTGTTATGGTATAACCGACGCCACGCCGGGCGTTTTCCTCATTCAGTCTTTCCGAAATCTCCCTATACGTGTAACCGCGTAAAAACATATTTGAACAAAAAGCCAAATCAAACTCCCTTTGGTCTTTTGTTCGTTTGCACATTTTCGGGCGTCCGCCCCTTTGTCTTTTACTCGCTTCCATTTTTCAAACCTTTTTATAGCGGCAAAGCCATTTACTTTGCTTTCCTCTCAAACGTCGCTTTCCCTTTGCTTGTTGTTTTCGGGTAATTTTCGTTTTAAGCGGGTTTCGCTTGTTCCTTGATACTTTTATTGTCTTTTGTATTTTCGTCGCCCTACGGGGCTAATTTTGGCTTTCTTTCGTTTCTGTACCTAAACGGCAACGCCCCGGTTATAATTCCAGGGCGTTTTTTTTATGCCTTATATATCTTGTCCCATGTATTTGTATGAATAATTATCTTTGACGGTTCCCCGTCCTTTTTTATGGTTCTTATATCATACGAAAATTCTCCATAATCATTTGCATATATTTTTTCAATTATTCCGCTTCTGTTTAGGGTAAATATAACTTTTTCGCCTACCTTGAAAGGACAATTTGCAGCATTATAGCTTTCTACTGCTTTTTCCCTTTCTTTATCATTAAACTGCAAAGCCTTTTCCCTTATATGGTTTAATTCTGCCATTCTTTTTACGTATGTTTCTTTATCCATAACTTTATTATTTTTCTGTTGGTAAATCTACGGTTAACAATACGGGTTGCAATGGTTGGTTAAACGTCGCAACCGACAAATGTATTGTTCCGGTTTCTTTTATTCTCTCCAATTCTTCCGGGGATAACTGCCATTTGGTAATTATAAGCCCCTGCGGGTCATTAGGGATTTTCATTGCAGGTAACGGCATGTATTCCGGTTGGTCTTTTGCAAATACTACATTCACGCCGGGAAATTCAACGGGTTTCATTGCCTTGCTCCTTTCTTGGTTTCTTTCTAAACTTACGTTTCTTTTCCGGTATCTCAATACGGTGTATCTCAACACGTGCGCCAAAAGCCTTTGCCAACTTTCCGGCAACTTCTTTTACTTCTTCCGGTATATCATTTTGAGGCTTTCCCGACGCATCGGCGTTTATCTGTTTTAGCAATCCGGCGATTGCTGTTTTTTCCTCTTTGTCCGTTGTCGTCTTGAAACGCTGAATCAGATTTGCAATTGGTTGCGTTCTCATAAAGCCAGCACATTTAAAACGGTCTTTGCAAATATTGCAATCATCCGGGTAATTGTGTTTTGCATCCTGCGAACTCTTTTCGTCTGCCTTTCTGAATCCGTGCCATTCGTCACGGCGGGCGATTGCTTCCGTAAATACCGCCATTGCATCAATACAAATTTCTGCCAAAATATAATCCGGGGTATCTCTCATTTCCTTTTCTAAACCGTGCTTATTAATAAGTTCGGTTAGTTCTTGTTTAAAATCTTTTTTCATACGCTTAAACTTCTACATGTTCAATTTGTGGTAACTTCTTTATGTATTCCAACATCGCCGTTTTGCTTTCCTCGGTTTCGTCGGTTCTGTTTATTACCAACTGAATAACTTCCAAAAGATAATCGCTATCAATACACGCATCATCTACGTTGGTAATATCGTACATCGGTTCTGTTATTTCCTTTGTGGCTTTCAACAAATCCTTTGCTAACTTTGCGGCTTTCTTGAACCTCATTTTTTCGTCCCTCTGAAAACATTTTCCCAATTTGCTTTCCGCATCAATTGCGCACGAATTAGCCATGTCAGCCAAAAGATATGCCATATTTGTAAGGAACAACGCTTGCTTTCTTACTTCTTCTTTTTCTTCGTTTGTCATAGTATTTTGTTAAAACGTTCTTTAAAATGTTTGTATTCCTCGGCGGTTTCCTGCTGCATATTACCGCAAACCGGGCTTTCCGGTTTGTTGTGTGGGTGTTTGCGCATAAATTCCGGGTTTTTCTCACGTCCTGCAATTTTAGTATATGCCATTTCCTGCAATTCTTTTTGGGAATATCCAAACAATGCTGCAATATGGAACAATACGGCGTTCAAATCTGCTAACTCGTCTATAATTTCCGACGTGTTTTCCGGTATTATTCCATTTACCAACATATCATCAGCAACAACAAACAATTCGTGGTATTCCTCTGTAAGTTTTAAAAATCTCATTTGAAAGTTTTTGCCGAAAAGTTTATTCATCTTTTCAAACAATCTCTTTTCGTCAAAGGTCAATCCGGCGGTATTGGCGTCTTTTTCTTCAAAATTAGCCATAAACGTTTGCATATCCATTTTGCCAAATTTTCCGTCCGGTGTCAATACAATAAAATTTCCCTCCGGTACGTCCAACATTACGCCGTTTTCGGTCGGGAATGAATAAACCGCCAAACCTCCGGGCGTTCTCGGAATCTGCATTGTTCCGCCTCCGGTAAAAATCTGCAATTTTTCCCAATTATCACGCTTTACGGGTAATGCACGAACTTCTAACAATCGGCGACAATAAATATCCCCGGCGGTTTCGTCCGGCATACCTAAATTTGTGCGCAACTCATTTGGCAAATTTTCCGCCCCTTTTTTGTACTCAATAAAGAACGTCGCACCTCGCAAAAATATTTCTTCCCTTATATGTTCCACGGCTCGCACCCTCATTCCATAACGACCAATAACCGCATCAATTGCGGCTTCAACAATATATTCGTTTCTGTCGTCAACGTACATTCTCATTTCAAACAATTCTGCCTTTTCGGTAATTTCCGGTTCATGCCCGGTAACACTCTTTACCATCAGAACTGTTTCCACATCAAACGGGGTTAATTTACTTTCTTTCATCGCTCTTTTGTTTTTTATATAATAACGTTTTTAATCCATTCATTTTTTTGAAATATATTCTTTTGTTGTCTGTTCGTCCGTATTCGTCGCAAAATTTGGAACATTCTTTTCCATCTATTGCGCAAAGACTACAACGCCATTTTGGGTATATATTTCCGGGTTCATTTGCAATTTCTTCTTTTAGCTTCGTCCATCTTTCAGCAACTACAACAGAACCCCGGTAAACTGCACGTTCTCCGGGGCTGTATTGCCTATCGGTGTCAAACGGTTGTGGTTTCTTTATTCTCATTTTCTATCGAACTAACCAACAAATCCAAATTTTCCTCTGTTCCGGAAATTGAAATTCTTGCTTTCCCTGCTCCCATTACCGCCAATTCCGTAATTGTGCAATCATATTTGCCTGCGGATTTTTGAAACTTTGCCGCCTCATTTAATGGCAATATTTTTGTTATCTCTTTCATCGTTCACGTTTTTAGTATTTTACATTACAAAGTTAATAATTTCTTTTGGTTTTTATCCATATCAGCCGGAAACCAACGGAAAAATAAAGCAATTTAATTTCAATATCTAAATAAACGTCATGTCCTTTTACGCCCTCAACCATAACTCCGGGCGTCAAATAAAATTGCTTATACTTCCACAAACTTTGCAGATACAAATAAAACCCGATACGTCCAATATGGAATCCGATTGTTTTCATTTCTCTATCTGTTTTTTTATCTGTTCCCAACTCTTTTTGTCAATTACCATTTTCCGGGGGTATTGTATTATTTCGCCCTTGGTATATACGAGATTATAGATACCCAATTGCCCCTTAATTGGCATTTCAACAACACGTCTTGGGTTGCGCATCATCCATCCGAAACCCTTTGTTATTTTTGCCCTCTTTTCCTTTGGAATCCAGGTGTTTTCCCAATCCTCCGGCGTAAACTCTTTTATCGGCTTCACGTCGTACAACTCAACCAATCCCAAAGTAACGCCGCTTTCCATTCCGGGATAAACCGGTTTTGCCGACGAACAAATAAGAACGTCGCCACGGTATGACGTTTTTTTGCTTCTAACTTCAATTGATTTTCGCCCGTAAACAACGCCGTTTTCGTCTTTGTATGCCGCCGTTACCAAATCATTTGCGTATGGCTGTTTGACGGTCAACGCACGCCAACGGTCGTGTTTTTCGGGGTCATATTCTTTGCTATTAAACTGCATAACTTTATTTTTTATCTTTCCCGGCGGGTTCCTTGTAATGGGCAAAACCAATTGGTCGTATCGGTTCCGGCTCCGGAACGGCTGCGTCCTCCTTATTGTATTCAAAAGAAACAAAACCGTTCGCCCCTTTGTCCGTGGCCCAATCAGCCGGGAACCCTCCGGGATTTGAATTTTAATTTCGTTCCTCATTCTCAAAATGGCAAATCATCTTTGTCTTGGTCGGGAATTGGCGGCGGCGGTGTTGGTGCGCCTCCCTGCTGCGTTGTTTGTCCGTCTTTCTTTGGCGACAACATCTCCATATTATACCCGTAAACTTCCGTAACGTATCTTTTTACGCCGTTGTTGTCCTCATAACTGCGGGTTCTTATTTTCCCCTCAATATAAAGTTTATCGCCTTTTTTTACATAATCTTTTGCAACCTTTGCCAATCCATTTTGCAAAACAATATTGTGCCATTCGGTGCGCTCCGGTACTTCTGTACCATTTGCCGTTTTAAATGCTCTGTCAGTTGTCGCCAACGTGAATTGCGCAACCGAACCGCCGTTGTCGAAATCTTTATACTCCGGGGCTTTTCCGACGTTACCCATTAAAATAACTTTGTTTACACTCATAGAAATATTGCTTTAAAAATCCAACTTCCAATACTCCATAACGTCCAAATGTATGACGCAACCGTTAACGCCACGAACGTATAAAATACAATTTTATATCCGGTTTGTTTTTTGATTTTCATCTACTTAAATTTTACGCCATCCAACAAATATTCTTTTTTCATATCCGACCATCCGGCGGCATGATTTATCGCTTTCCGGTCGTCGTCGTAAACAAATCCAACTATCCAACCGCCGACGTTTGATTGTTTTATTAGTCTTACCAATTTACCGACGAAAAAAGAACGGTATCGGTAATATGCTGAATTTTCACTAACAAACAAAACCCGTCTTTCTGCATTTATTTCGGGCGGATTTTCGATTTGCGGGCGTTTCTCCCTTTCCGGGTACCTTTGTACCCTTTTAAAATCATTTTGGATTGAACGGCGGGAAATTGCCCCGTAATCGGGTGTTCTTTTTTTCGTCCTCATATTTTCAAACTTCTGTATTCGTTTTTAAGCAATTCAATAATCCGGACGTTGCCAGGATATATTCGCATTTTCTCACGGTCGCCATTCTCCCAACGGTTGTGCATTTCAAAGCAAAGTATATTAATATTCCTTGGGTCATGCGCCATTTCCGGATATGCCCCACGGGTTAATATATGGGAACAATACGTTGCCGAAAAATTGTGCAAAGGTCGCAACGTTTCCTCGCATCTGTGCGGCTTATGCTCCCAAACCCACCGGAAAAACCGTTGGTTGGCAACGGGAATGTCGCCACGTCCTAAAACGCAATGCCCGAACAATTCCCGTTGTAACTCAACACGCAACCGTATATCTAACCGAAAATTACGAATATCCAATAACGGTTCGTAACCACGTGCAACGCAATATTCATATTCGCAACGCTCGGTCAACAATATTGGCTCCATTACATATTGTCTGTATCGTCCGCCGGGTCTGCCATTTCCGGGAACATATCATTTTCATTTTCGTTGTCTGCATCATTTACGTAAACTAACGGGTTTGGTTCCCCATCAGCCCCGAACAAATCCATTTGCGCCTTTTTGCCCTCAAACAGAAATTCGTAAACCTCGTTTTCAATATCGCAAACAATGTTTTCCAACTCTTCCTCAAAACCGAACGTTTCAACGTTATATTTCATTCGTGGGGTATTGATTGCTGTTTTCTGATTGTTTGATATGGTAAACAATCCGGTTAAAACGACGCCTACGTTATCATCTTGCCCGGACAAAGAAACGCCCCTAACCTCTATATTGTCCAAACATTCTTCCGCAAATGCGGCTGCAATATCTGTTTGTTTCTTTGTTGCTTTAAACTCCGGCGTTGCCATCATGGTTTTAAATGACGTTATGTTGAATACACGTCCCATAATCGGGCGCAAATCATTAAACAAATGACGCAAATCCGGGTGTATGTCTTTTGCACTCAATACATGGTATTTGTTCGTGTAACTCTCATTTCCGACAACTTCCGTTACTTCATAATGTACGTCTAACCCGCCATCTTTCAATAACTTTACTTTCGATAATGAAAACTTTTCCTTTGTAGGAATCGGCATAACATTTTGTTTTTTTTCGCTCATAATTTTTAATCTTTATTGTTTCCCGGTTCCTCCGGGTCGGTTTCTTCTTGGAAATACTCGCACGGTTCATCATCAGCACAACGACCGGACAAACAACATACCGGATAATCCACGCAATCAA